TAAGGAGCGTCTAACGTAATGGCTGGTATAGCAGACAAGAATAAAGCATCGCTTGTACTTAAAAAACAAGGTAAACCATTTTTTACACTTGGAATCTTAAATCCATTAAAGGATGCAGGAGGTGTTGAGTTTCCGTTCACACCTACTATTCAGATATCACACCAAACATCTTATGGACAATACGATGTTCCAGGTTCTAATTATCAACAGCAATACTACATGAATACTCCAAACCCAAGTATATCAGTAACAGCAATGTTTGCCGCTAATTCAGATGAAGAAGCAAGATATACAGCAGCCGCATTACACTTTTTTAAAACATGTACTAAATCAGATTTTGGTGCTACAAGACAAGCAACCGCAGGTACACCACCTCCTATATTAAAATTTAATTGCTATGGGTCTGTTCACGCTAATAATGTTCCATGTGTAATACGAAGCTTTAACTATACGTTACCAGAAGATACTGATTATGTAGATGTATCCACAGGCAACGAGACAATGAGTATACCAGCATTATTGCTAGTCAGTTTAGAACTAGCACCTCAACTTACTCCAAAGAATGTAAAAGATGAATTTAACATAGCTACCTTTGCTAGTGGACTTGCATTAAAAGGTGGAAACAACGGAGGGTTTATTTAATGGAAAAATATAGAACAGATAGTTTATATAGAAACACAGAAGTAGTTGGTTCTAAATTTTTAGATGTATTATCAATTGATAATATTGACGTTAAGAATACAATTACAAAAACTATAACGCTAGAACCAAAACACAATGAGCGTCCAGACTTATTAGCATATGAGTTATATGGAAACTCAAAACTATGGTGGGCATTTGCGTTGTTTAATCAAGACAAACTTCAAGACCCTATTATAGATTTTAAATCAGGGCTACATATTATAGTTCCTGTAAGGTTCGCATAACATGGCAGACAAGTCACTAACAGCAATAAATTCTAGAAACTATAACCCAGGAAACTTGCGACCAAGTAGTAAGTATACATGGAATGGTGAAGTAGGACAGAATGGCGGCTTTGTTGTTTTTGACAGCCCAGAAATGGGAACACGTGCTCTTGCAAAGAATTTATATACAAGTCAAGAAACACATGGTAATAATTCAGTACGTGATATTATTACCCGTTGGGCACCACCAAGTGAAAATAATACAGAAGCATATGTTCAAAAAGTTGCAAAAGAAATGGGAGTTAATCCTGATGCCAACTTAGGTAGCTTACGAGACAATCCAGCTACTACTAAAGCACTTGTTAAATCTATTACTAAACACGAAGGCGGCGGATTAGGAATTTACAACGATAAACATTTTGAAGACGGTATTGCACTAGCTAACGGTAAGTCAGCTACTGAGATAGATTTTCAAAGAAAGCCAGAAAACTTTGAGCCACCAGCAGATGCAAATGATGGCTTTGCTGAAAACGAAGACGGAGATCTTGTACCACAAACAACTGTACCAACTAAACCAGAAATAGCTAAAAAACAAATTGAAAATATTGTAACTTCAAATTGGATGAGTACAGTTGATTCGCCACAATACATATGGACATTATTTCTTGTTGACAATGAGACATTTAACGATCCAAATAGTTTACATGGAAGTGAATCAGCAGTGTCTGCAGGTAAAGCAGTTATTGTTGCAAGGCAAGGAGTAACTACACAGTTCTCTTTAGATAACTTTGCAATGATAGCAACTGTAACACCAGGACAAGCACACGGTAATAGTACACCAGGAATCATTCAGTTTGATATAATAGAAACTTTGGGATTTACTTTTTTAGATAGAATAATAAAAGCCGGTATTGGGTTGGGAAAGCCTGGAAATTTACACGAACAAAACTTTGTTCTAAAATTAGACTTTGTTGGTAGAGATCCACTTACGGCTGCTAGTGTCAAGTATCCTGGAACTTTTATATATCCAGTAAAACTAAATCAAATAAGAAGTACAACAGGTCCTGAAGGAACAAGATACAATGTTATTGCATGGTCGTTAATTAAACATGCACAAACAGAAACTGTTACTGATGTAGATGTAACAGTTAAAAATGTAACAACTGTAAAAGAATTTATTGATGGGTTTGTAACAAAATATAATAGTCAGCAGATGGAAATGTTATCTCCTGTAGATCAGAAAAATGGTAAAACTCCTGATAAACAAATTGAAATAAATTTCGATGAAAGTAGTAATGTTCGAGGCATCAAAGGATTAATGAATTTTAATTTAGCAGTTAAACCTTGGGGAGCTACTGCGAATGCTGACAAGGCAGGTGGACAAGCTAAGAACTTAGATAATGCAGATGCAAATGATATTACAATAGAAGCTGAAACATCCATACCAGTAGCTATTGGAAACAAGGTGCAACTGAATACTCCGGCATTTGCTGAGTATGTTAAGGAAGCACAGAAGATTGGAATGACACCAAGTATTGTTGTTGATTCAAAACCAGTTTATCCAGATAACTTTGCTGGAACAGGAACAGGCGCAGATGCATATGTTGGACCAATTAAAATTATATACACAATTAAAATACATCAGCATTGGGCAGCACAAAATGGAGATAAAGCAACACACAGAAAAAACTTTGCTGATACTAAATTCCAAACAGAAAAATTTAAAATGTTACCAATTGAAAAGAATTATACATTTCTTTATACAGGATTAAATACTGAAGTATTAAATTATCAAATTGATATAGAAAGTTTATATACAGTGGTATCAGTTCCACAAGCTGGAATATATCATGCAGACAAGTCAGAACAGTTTACTCCTACTACGCCTACTAAAATTACTAAGTACTTAGAGGATGTTCAATATGATAAGATGCCATCAAATTATAACGATTACACAAAATTTATTAACAAGCCTTATTCAATTGGTGAACAACAAAAAAATGAAACAGATGCCACAGACACGTTAAACGCTAGTCTCGCAGCCAATATGGCAAAAAGAGAATATGATTCATATAACTTTTCAATGGAAATAAAAGGCGATCCGTATTGGATGGCAGGATCGTTGCAATCTATTGTAGAAGGAGCAGACAGTCCAGATTACAGTAAACGAGATGCATTAGTATCATTTTTACAATACAATCCTAACGCAGAAGACTTATTAGAGTTTCAAAGGAGAGGTCCAGTTGATCTAGTATCAAGTGGAATATATAAATTAACAAAAATTGAAAGTAGATTCCAAGGTGGAAAGTTTACACAGACACTGTCTGGATTTAAAGATCCAACAACAAATACACTTTTAATATTACCACAACTAATAGAAATATCAGGAGCATAAAATGGCAGGCTATTTAAAACATGACGGAGTACACGTATCAAATAGAGTTAAACAAAGCAACGAAAAAGGAACTAATACTCTTAGTGGAATTTATATTGCTCAAGTAATAAACAACGAAGACAGTTTATATACGGGTAGAATTTCAGTAAAGATTGCAGACTTTGGCTCAAAGGATAACACACGTATTTGTTTATTAGCAACACCATTTGGTGGACATACAGAAATTAAAGAAAGCGGTGATGACGAAACTAAAGAAGCACAAGCACCTATAAGTTATGGAATGTGGCCACAGCCACCTGAAGTTGGAACTAATGTAGTTGTTGCATATACTGGTAGCCAGGAACAAGGAATTGTTTTGGGTAGCCTCATAGCTAAAGATAGAAACGCTATGATGGGTGGCAATGCTAGTGGACAGGTTTATGCAGACGGACAAAAAAGTTTAGGACCAGCAGTTGAAAAGAATCCATATGATCAGAATGATAGTGATACAAAACCATTAGACGAATTTAACCAAGCAGTATTAAATGAACAAGGATTAAGTTTAGACTATGTAAGAGGACACAGTCAAAGTAGTGCTAGACGTGAAAGTCCAAGTAAAGTATTTGGTATAACAACTCGAGGTGGACATACGTTTACATTAGACGATGGTGACGATGGTGGCAACAGTCAAAATATTAGATTAAGAACAAAAGGTGGAGCTCAGATATTAATGGACGACACTAATGGATTTGTTTTCATAACAACACAAACAGGTGATGCATGGGTTGAACTTGATCGTTCAGGACATGTAGATGTATATAGTAAAGCAGGTATAAGTTTTCACACTGAAGGTGATTACAATGTACATGCTAAAGGAAGTATTAATATGCAGTCAGAACAAGGTGTTAACATTAAAAGTTCTGGAGCAGATGGAATTAAAGTAGAAACAAGTGTAGGTAACATTGATGTATACAGTGCATTAGATATTAACATACAATCAGATGCCAATTACGGTTTACTTGTTGCAGGTAATCAAATTATAAAAGGTACTAGAATAGATATGAATGGACCAGAACCAACACCAGCTACAAAAACTACAATACAAAATCAAGGAGCTAACACAAGTGTCAAAGTATCTACAGCAAGCAGAGTTCCAGAGAAGCATCCTTGGAAAGGTGTTGAAGCTACTCAAGAATCATTCAAAGCAGGAAAAGGAAATACTGCATAATGGTTGATTTTATTTTACCTAATAATATTAGTAGTCGTAACTTAATTGATTACACACTATTTCAAACATTGGATGCTAGTGCAGTTAATGATCAAAAACCAATGTCTGAATTAGAAGCTAGTTCTAAATTAATTAATTTAAAAATTAGAACAACTGGTTGGACAGGATACAATAAAGTTATTGACAAACAAACAGTAATCGGTTATGCTAATAGAGATGACACTCTTCTACAAGGTAATGGTATCACCGAAGAAGATGCTTTCAATATATGGATAGAAGATTTCAAAGACAGAGAAAGAAGATTTAAAAATACATTCTTATTAGAAACATTATCACAAACACAATATGATGCAATGTTAAGTATGTATTTACAAACTAACACATTTAATGAAGTAGGTTCAGATATTAGAATGTTTGATCTAAGAGAATTTATTGACAATAGACAATGGAATCATATTGCTACTGCTATGACTATATGTGGGAAGAACAGATTACAAAGACAAGCTGATGCAAAAATATTAATGCTTGGCGATTACGGAACTAACAAAGATAGATCATTAATTAAAGAACAAGGCTTACAAGTATTGTATAAAGAACATAGTGCAGGTGTACTTAATCAGTTGCAAACCGAACAAGCAGAATATGTTTACTATGCAGAAACAAATAGATTCTTACCAAACATGAATGAAAGCCGTAAAAGAATTTTAGCAAAACAGCTAAGTTAATCCCCCACTGAAATAATTTAAATACTACTATAACAAGGAATAATAACTTGAATCACGCCGTACTCTTACTTAACGCAGATGGAAACCCGTTATCGATATTTCCATTGAGCACAATTAGCTGGCAGAATGCAGTTAAAGCGTTATGGGGTGACAAAGTACATGTTATTAAAAATTATGATAATCAATTCCTCCGGTCACCTACAGTAACTATTCCATTTCCAAGTATTGTTATGCTTAATACATATCATAGACAACCCACTAGAGCTAAGTTTACTAGACGTAATGTTTACATCAGAGATAATTATACGTGTCAATATTGCGGAGATAACTTTGCTTACAATGAACTTACACTAGATCATGTTATACCAAAGTCAGCAGGAGGCAGGCTAACTTGGGTTAATACAGTAAGTGCATGTGGTCCTTGCAATGTAAAGAAGAGCAATAACTCATATCCACTTCCAAAAAAGAAGCCAATTATTCCTACATGGCATCAAATTAACTATTCAAACAAGCGTCATACCCTGTCAATTCCCGATATTGCATGGCAAGATTATGTACAATGGCCAGAAGATAAGCTAATTTTACAATCATAATCTACCTACTTAATTATTTGCATAAATAGTTGTATGAGCAATATAATTGGATACACAACAATAGATCAACCATACACGAGCAGCAATCTATCTAATATAGATTTAGCGAAGCGTGATCTGCTAAACCATTTCCATATCCGTAAAGGAGAGAAGTGGACAGATCCTGAGTTTGGTTGTGACTTACCTTTGTACATATTTCAACCTTTAGATGACATCACAATGGATGCTATCAAGGAAGAAGTATTTGCAGTAGTAAATTATGATCCAAGATTTGTAGTAGATGATACTAATATCATTGTTAATCAAGATGCTCACTATGTTACTATTAATGTAAAGCTAACATATGTACCAACAACAACTGCAATAGATTTGCAGATCAAATTCGATAACGAATTTCAACAGAACGCAGAGTTTTAATTATGGCACAAAAAACTAGACAAACAAAATTATTTGCGGCAGAAGACTATACAGTTGTATATGAATCATATATTAATGCAAACTTTCAAGCATTTGATTATGATACTATGCGATCAGCAATGGTCGAGTATGTACGTAACACATACCCAGAGAATTATAATGACTGGGTAGAATCAGCAGAATTTGTATCACTACTAGATGTAGTTGCACAATTTGGACATAACTTAGCATACAGAGTAGACCTCAATGCAAGAAACAATTTCTTAACAACAGCCCAAAAACAAGAGTCAGTATATAAGCTGGCAGAGTTTTTAGGATATCAGCCAAGACGTAACGTGCCAGCGTATGGTGAGATGAAAGTTATTGCAGTTAAAACAAATGAAGCAGTTATTGGTAGTGCAGGAACAAGTTTAGGTGGAACTGAAGTTAAATATGAAATTACAAACAACTCAAGTAACTTAGATGATTTTATTACAGTATTAAATGCATCAATGCAAAACAGTAATCAATATGGAAGTCCTACTAAAAGTTCAGTAATTAATAATATTAAAACAGATTTCTATGATTTAAATAATACACCAAATCAAATTAAATTTGATGTTGAAGGTGTTGCACTTGGTAAGTCAGCAACGTTTAATATTGTTAACAGTGAATATGATAGTGTTAATAAAACATTCGTGGAAAAAATGCCTGACCCAGTAAGTTCGTTTGGAATTTATTTTAAAAATGACGGCAAAGGTATTAACAGTATCAATAGTGGATTCTTTGCAGGAGTTAAACAAGGATCAT